ATTATTTATTCAAAGCCAAAGACTGGTAAGACTACAGCATTTGCTGGTCTTGAAGACAATTTAATTCTTGATTTAGAGAATGGTGCTGATTATGTAGAAGCACTCAAAGTAAAGATTGGTTCTTTACAAGAGTTGTTAGATGCAGGAAAAGCAATCAAAGCAGCAGGTAATCCATACAAGTATGTTACAATAGATACTGTAACTGCATTAGAAGATATGGTTATGCCTCTTGCAATTAAACTTTACCGTGCTACAAGCATGGGTAAAAACTATGATGGAGATAATGTCTTATCCTTACCAAATGGTGCAGGATATTTATATTTAAGACAAGCTTTCTTTCAAGTTTTAGATTTTATTGATACATTAGCACCCCATATTATTCTATCTGGTCACATTAAAGACAAACAGGTAGATGATAAAGGTGAGATGGTTCTTGCTGCAAACATTGATTTGACAGGTAAGATTAAGTCTTTGATCTGTGCTAACGCAGATGCAATAGGTTATATGTATAGAAAAGGAAACAAAACTATTTTGTCATTTAAAACAAGTGAAGAGGTAACTTGCGGTGCAAGACCTGAACACTTACGTAATGAAGAAATAGTGGTAACAGAGATGAATGAATCTGGTGAGTTAGAATTTCACTGGGACAAAGTTTTTATTTAACAATTAAATTTTAAGAAAAATGGCATTAAGCACAACTGATTTGGGCACAGGAGGCTCAGGACTACCAAAAACAATTACCCCAGGTAATCATGTATTAAAAATTAATAGCATTGAGCTAGAAGATTTTAGATTTATTGATGGTGCATATCATCTTATGTTACATGTAGAAACTCAACCTATTGAAGGTTTTGAAGGTTTTCTTATTGACAAAGATGATGAAAGCAAAGGAAGATATGAGGGTCAGATTGGTAGAGTTAAAGCAAGTCAATATGCATTTGCAGATGGTGAAACTAAATCTGGTATTAAAATTCAGAGAGATAGATCTATTTTGATTTTCTTAAGGACTTTGGCTCATGCTATGGAACTTGACTCATGGTTTCTTGAACAAGATGGTCAGCATGAAACAATTGAAGACTTTGTTAAAGCATTCAATGATACTGCAGACTTTAGAGGTAAGTTCTTAGAATTCTGTGTTGCTGGTAAAGAATATGAAGGCAAGACAGGTTATACTAATTATGACATGTGGCTTCCAAAAGCTGAAGGTAAGAAATATGCCTTTGGTGCTATTGAGGGTGGTGTAGTTATTCCTTATGATGAAACTAAACATCTTAAGAAATTAGAAGTTAAAGAAGTTAAATCTTTTGGGGATGATGATGTTTTTCAGAGTTCAAAGACATCTTCTGATTTTAGTTTAGACTAATACTTACTCTTTTTAAAGGGGGAGTTTTTAGTTAATAACATTTCAACTGAAATCAAGGGCTCCCCCTTTATATTTTATTGGTTATGATTTTAACAAGGAATATTATATCTGATTTAGATGAAGTACCTAAAGAATGGGTATTTGAGTATTATTTGAACTTAAGAGAAAAACTTACAGGACAGAACATAAAGATGCTATCTGCATTTAATGTTAAAGATAAAGTGCCTAGCATGTTTGTTTATCAAGATAATGGTAAGTATAAGTTCAAGGATTTTTCTTCAGGATTTCAGGGTGACCAAATAGAACTTGTTAAGTATTTATTTCAATATGATACTAGAATTAAGTCTATTTCACGCATATTAAGTGATTATCAGGAGTATTTAAAACATAATGCACCTGTAGAAAGAGGTCCTATACAGTTCTATGATAAGTTCAAAGTTGTAGATTTTGAAATGAGACACTGGAATACATTAGACCAAAAGTATTGGACACAATTTAAAATTGGTTCTAGTATCTTAAGTCAGTATAATGTAGTTCCATTGGAATTCTTTACAATGTCTAAGACTGAACCAGATGGTTCTATTACAAGCTATAAGTTTTCTAGACCCTATGTTTATGGTTATTTCCGTGAAGATGGTGAGCTCTATAAAATTTATATGCCAAAGGTTCCTGAGAAAAAGTTTATTAAGATCCAGAACTATACTCAAGGTATGGATCAACTGAAGTATGATTCTAAGTATTTACTGATTGTGTCTTCTCTTAAAGACCTTATGAGCTTTAGAAGACTTGGTATTGGTAATATAGAATGCATTGCTCCAGACAGTGAGAATACTATGATAGGTGAGTCTATCATCAAATCACTTAGTAAACGGTATAATTCTATAATTGTACTGTTTGATAATGATGAACCTGGTCTTAAGGCTGCTAAAAGATATCAAGATAAGTATGGTATTAAATCTATTAATCTTGACATGTCTAAAGATCTATCAGATTCTGTGAAAGATCATGGTGTTGAAGCTGTTAGAGATAAATTATTATCTTTACTAAAACAAGCAGTATGAGTTGGTTATACAAAGGAGAAGTATTTAATGATAGCAAGATCCCAGAAGGAGCCGTTGGGTTTATATATGAGATGGAAGCTATCATTGATGGTAAGTCTGTTAGATATGTTGGCAAGAAGAACTTTTATTCCACAACTAAAAAGAAGTTTGGTAAGAGAGCTGTTGCTAATATGGAAGACAAACGTGCAAAGAAGTATACTATCCAGGTAAAACCTAACTATCAGAATTATTACAGTAGCAATAAAGTGCTACAAGATGCACATAAGAATGGAATTCCCATTAAAAGGTTCATGGTAAGAATCTGTTTTTCTAAGACAGAACTAACATATCATGAGACTAAGTACCAATTTACAAGAGAGGTACTAGAAAAAGAAGAATATTTAAATGCCAATATCCTTGGCAGGTTTTACAAAATTAAATAGTTATGAATGAAACAATGATGACAAGCCTCCTGATTCAGTTGGCTGACCTTGGTGTGACTGGTATCCAAGTACGTTATGAAGGCGGTGGAGACTCTGGAGCAATAGAGGAAGTACTTTATACAACAGATAAACTACCTGAAAATGAAGAAGATGCATTTGATGAAATTAAATCATTAAATCCATGGGATCCAGGACCACAAAATCTAAGTGTTCTTGACTCAGGTTTATGTTCTGATATTTCAAATTTTGCTGAAGAAAAGATCTTGAATGATGTAGAAGATTGGTGGAACAATGATGGTGGCTATGGTACAATGTGCATTCTAATACCATCTGGTAAGTATCAATTAGAAAATAATATTAGAATCACTGAAGTGGAAACATTTAATCATGATGGTTCTTTAATTGATCAATCTTTATAATTATGTCACATCCTGTAGAACATGCAAAATCATCAGCTAGAAAGTTTGGTGGTTCTTGGTTAGATTATTTAGAGATTCATGAGTGGTTTGATGCTACAAAAGCATGGATTGGTCATAGTAAACATAGAATGTTCCGTCACCATAGTGAGGGAATATTTGAATGTGAGAAAGTCTTCGGTCAAATAATTGAAAACTCTGATGGTAAGAAAGTGTACGTAAGATATATTGGAGAACAGCATGTAAAAGAAGACTGTAATGGATATATCCCAAGTGCAAAAGAGTGGGTAGATAATATAAACAAACCCACAGAATGGATGATTAAAACACTTAAAATTGAAGACTAATGAAACTTAGTAAAGCTGAATTAAACAATCTGATTTCTATGTTTAACTCTTCAGATGCAGATAACCATGTTATTGCTTTTCAGGCAATAGAAAGTAGTGGTTTAACTGCACCGGAGTTAATTGTATTATATAAGTATTCTAAAAGAGATCATGGTGAATGGGAAAAACAAGCACCAAAATCTTATAAAGTACTTATGCCAGTTATATCTGAACAAATAGGAGCACTATCTAGTGCAAGAGTACTAGGATTATTAACTACACACGGAGCTGATAAGCTTTTGGTTGAGCTGTTCATAGAAAACTTTGTCAGAGATCTAACAAGTATGTTGGGTCAGATAGGGTATGATATGAATCAAATAAGCATTGATGTGAAAATCAAAGATGATGGACAAAGTACAAAGCCTTAGTAAAATAAGTAAAGAACTAATGTTGAAAGAGCCCTATTATGGGTTCTTTCTCATTATGTTGAATAAAGTATGGAGAAAAGATCTCCCTACTGCAGGTGTAAGTAAGCACAATATTAATTATCAGTTAGCCATTAATGAAGAATTCTGGACTGGACTAAGTGATGATCATAAAATGGGTTTACTGAAACATGAATTACTTCATATTGCATTTGGACACCTTGTAAGTTTTGGTTCTTTTAGTAACAAAAAACTTGCAAATGTTGCAATGGATATGGAGATTAATCAGTATATTGAAGCCTCTTGGCTGCCAGAAGGAGGTATCAATATTGATGACTATGCAGAACTCAATCTAGATAAAAAAGCTGGTTGTAGATATTACTATGACCAGCTTCTCCGTCTTCAAGATGAGAAAGAAAAGAAAGGTAGTACAGGTAATCAGGGTATGGACCAATTGCTTGATGATATAGCAAATGGAGACATACCAGATCATTCTACATGGGAAGAGTTTAATGATCTTTCTGAAGCTGAGAAGAAACTCATTGAGAAACAAGTACAAAAGATTCTAAGTGATGCTAAAGAACAGACCATTAAGAAACGTGGTAATGTTCCTGGTGAGATTGAAGGACTTATTGTTGTTGAAGAGTTTACCAAGCCCAAGTTTGATTGGAAAGGATATCTTAGAAGATTCACTGGCACAAGTACTAAAATCTTTACAAAGAAGATTAGAAGAAAAGAGAACCGTAGATATGAAGAGAATCCTGGTCTTAAAATCAAGATGAAACAACATATGTTATTGGCTATTGATACTTCTGGATCTGTAAGTAATGATGAACTTGCTGAGTTTATGAATGAGATACATCATATCCATAAAGCAGGTGTTGATATTACTATAGTACAATGTGATACAAGTATCCGGTCTATTGAGCCTTATAAGGGTAAAAATGATCTAAAAGTACATGGAAGAGGTGGGACTGAATTTGATCCCGTCCTAGACTATTACAATGCAAACCTTAAGAAATATACTAGCCTGGTGTATTTTACTGACGGTGAGTGTTATACATCTGTAAAACCAAGAAGCAGAGTTCTGTGGGTTTTGTCAGAGAGATCAGACATGAATGAAGAATTACCAGGTCAAGTAATAAAATTAGAATTATAAATTATGAGCACAGTACAATTGAACGTAGATGAGTTGAAAGGTTTCATCCGTCACATGGTTAAGAATAATCAGCATATACAAGCAGAAGGAAAAGTTCCTGTTGCAATTAATATTGAAGGTGATGCCGGTCTTGGTAAAACTTCTGCAATCTTGCAGTTGGGTAAAGAACTTGGTATGGATGTAGTAAAACTTAATCTATCTCAGATAGAAGAATTAGGTGACCTTGTTGGTTTTCCTGTAAAAGAATTTCTTGTAAAGAATCAAGAAGGTAAACAAAGATGGATTACTGAAGCTCAAGTAAATGGTGCTCTTAAAGCAGGTTATACTGTTGTAGATAAGAGAATGGCTCATGCTGCTCCTGAATGGATTCAGGGTAAAAGTGAGGGTGGTTTCCTAATCTTGGATGACTATACTCGTGCTGACCACAGATTTATGCAAGCTACTATGGAGATTCTAGATAGACAAGAATATGTCTCTTGGAAACTTCCAAAGAACTGGCATGTTATTTTGACTACTAATCCAGACAATGGTGACTATAATGTTACTAGTCTTGACGTAGCTCAGAAGACCAGATTTATTTCTGTTGAGATGAAATATGATGTCAATGTATGGGCTAAGTGGGCTGAGAAAGCAGGTATTGATGGTAGATGTATCAACTTTATGTTGATGAATCCAGAACTTGTAACACAACGTGTGAATCCAAGATCTATTACTACTTTCTTTAATGCTATCAGTTCTATTCCAAAGTTTGAAGATGAGTTACCTCTTGTTCAGATGATTGGTGAGGGTTCTGTTGGTGCAGATTTCTCTAGCATGTTTACTATGTTTATCAATAACAAGCTTGATAAGATGATTTCTCCGGAAGATTTACTAACTAAAGATGAAGTATATGTAAAAGGTGCTTTGTTAGCTTCAGTTGGTGAAGGAGATGATTTCCGTGCAGATTTGTCTAGTGTAATTGCAACACGTGTAATTAACTATGCACTTACTGTAGCTGATAAGGGAGTAGTTCCTAAAGCTATGATTGATAGATTGGCTAAAGTTACTACTGAGTTTGATGGATTTACAAATGACTTGAGATATTATATGGTCAAGGAGATTGTAAATGGTAACAAAGTTAAGTTCTCTGCATTAATGGCAGATACTGCAGTAGTAAAGATGGCAATTCAATAATTAACCAGGGGGTGTAGCAGCCCCCTATATTTTTATATTATGGAACAAATTATAATTTGTAACAAAAACGATGATACATTAGATGTAGAACTATTGTATGGTATACCAAAGAATAGGAGTGATATTTATACAGTAGATAAGGGATATGTTCCCGCACAAGGAGATAGTATATACTTAATGCCAGGAGTTAATATTCCTAGGGTTAAACTTAGAGATCTAGCATTAGATCTTGGAGTAAAAATAGTTAGAGATCCTGAAAGAGCTAATGTTATTATTTCAGGTAAAGCAACTTTAAATAAGATTACAGGTTACCGTTGGTTGCACAATGCTGAAACTGAAGAGTTTACTAAATATGTAGAGTGGTTAAAGACCGATAAGGGACTTGATATGTACTATACAGATAAGTATAAGACCGCTGTAGATGCATGTAATCCAGATGTAATATACCTTGAGTATAGTACAAAAAGTCATATGCTTAGTTCAGGATTTAAAATATCTGAACAATATTCTTCTGGTGTTTATTTTGTTGAAGATGAATATAGAAGTATGCTTGATAGTATTCAGAACAAACCAATTTTTGATGAATCAGAGTTACTTGCTCTAATTAATGGTGATGATGCTGTTACTATTACAGCTGAGGTATATCAACAACTAGTTAAGATGTTTGAGAGTTCTGACCAGGATAATCATATCATGGCTATGGAGATTATGGCAAATTCTAATTATGTAGATAGTGCCTTGTATCTTCTACTACTTCTTGAAGGATTTGAACATAAAATCTCATCCTGCAATACTAGAAACCATGTAAATTTTAAGTCTATGGTAAGTTATTTTAATATGGCAGTTAAAGAAATTGGAAATCTAGATCCAGATAGAGTTGCTAGCAAGCTTATAGATCTTAGTTTACTTACTAGAGATTGGACACATATTCTACTTCAAGAGAGAATAGATTGGTTTATTAGAAATATTTATTGGAGTAAAACTTTTAATGTAAGAGAGTTTGTTCCTACACCTGCAGTTGAAACTGCTATAAATGAACCATATTCCGGTATTGTAGAGTATGATGAAAATAATCAAGCTATTACTGTAACTGAACTAAATGTTCTTCCAGAAAAAGAAATTGAATCTGAAGAAAAAGAGATGTTACCAGATCCTCCTGCAGTAATAGAGCTCAACATTGAGCCAGAAACAGTTGAATCTGTAGTAGAAACTGAGCCAGAACTTGTATCAAATAACCATCAAATAGAAACAAATGAGTCTACCGACATTGACTGGTTCTGATGAACTAGAACTATTTTATAAAAACAAATTCTATTTTAGTTACAGTAGCATTAATAAGCTGTTGTTCTCACCTAGAATGTTTTACAGTCATTATGTGCTCAACCAAAGAGAAGACAGTACAGACACGCACCTGGTAGCAGGTCGTGTCTTACACTGTCTTTTATTTGAACCTGAGAACTATGACAAGTATTTTATCAGTATGCAGGGTAAGTTCCCAACTGATAGCCAAAGAAAAATTATTGATAATATTTTCAAATATCATTGTACAGTTGGAAATGATTCTTTATCTTTGGAAGACTACTTACAAGAGATACTTACACAACTACTCACAGCAAATCTTTACCAAAGTCTTAAAACTGATCAACAAAGATTAGATAAAGTACTAACGGAAGAAAACAAAAATTATTTTAATTTTCTCAAAGAAAGTCTTGATAAGACTGTAGTAGATGAAGTTACTCTGAATGGCTGCAGAGAATCAGTTATTGAACTAAAGTCCAATCAAGCAGTTAGAACACTTTTACAACTAGATAAGTCAGATGATGACAAGCACATTAAAACATTTAGTGAGCATGAAATCAAGGTTGATTTGGATTATTTACCATATGGTTTTAAAGGTATTCTAGATAATGTAGTTATAGATTATGCATCTAAGACCTTGTTTATCAATGACTTAAAGACAACAGGTAAAGATATTGCATCTTTTCCTGAGTCTGTAGAGTATTACAAGTACTGGATTCAAGCGTCTATATACTATAAAATGGCTTGGTATGAGTTCTTGAGAGAGCTTGAAGATTCAGCAGAATGGAACATAATGGTAACATTCATTGTAATTGACAAGTATAATCAAGTGTATCCTTACCAAGTTAGCATGGAAACAATGGAGATGTGGTTAGCTAGATTTGATGAAATAGAAGATGTATTAAGATACCACTATGAAAACAAAGAATATAGTTTACCGTATCAATTAGCTTTAGGTAATGTAACACTATAATTATGGCAATAACTGGGATTTATAAGAAATATTTTCAAAAGTCCAAGATATTTTTATATCCGCTCTTGGATATTAAAAGGGGGGTAAGCACTGTTCCTCAAGAAACCTATTTGGGTTGGGGAACATCTTATACTCCTGAGGATATGAAGCTAATTTGTGTTTACAAAATAAGAACAGATGCTGAATATAGACAATTTGAAAAAAATATTTTATTAAAGCATACAAGACTCTGTGATTATATTATTGTAGATGATGAAACAGCTGTATTTACTTTTGATTTTTCTGATTTAGAACAAGATTGGTTCCATTTTATAAATGGAAAATATAGTAAAATTAATTTAGAAAGAAAAAATAAAATTTTAACATACTTTGCAAAAAATAGTGGAAACTATTTTTATATTGAAAGTTATCTTTTTCCTGAAAAATATTTTATAAAATATGCTGAACTACTAGATGTACCAATTAATATGCTTGAGTCAGTTGGTGAGTTATGTAGTAAACCAAATATGGAAAAAGAAATTTTATTAATTGAAGTAGCTAATTTGGAAAATTTAAAGATTATAAGTTAATTTGTGTAAAAATAAACCAGTATGGAAAAAAATATGATGCTTGTTGCCTCAGAATGGAATGGTAAACCAAGCTTTAGAACAATCCCAATGACGGCAAATTGTCCCTATGTAGAATGTATCTTTGACCCAGAGAGCAAAGTATTTGTAGTAATTTCTAAAACAAAGAGAAATACATTACAGATGCTTCCTAAACTTGATGAGTATGGTCAAGCTATTACAGGTACTAAAGGAATGAAACAAGATAGACATAAGCTTGAAGTATTTCAAGAATATTATATCAGCAATGTAGATTCTATTAAAGAATTTATTAATCTTATTGCAGTTAATCCAGATTTTGATTATCTTAGCATTATCAATTCATAATTGATGTTAAAGGTTAACAGCAGAAAAGGGTAGCAATAGCTGCCTTTTTTTGTGGATAGAAGGGGGAACAGCTTAACTGAACATAAAGCTTATGAGAACACATTGGGTAATGGACTATGAAACTCTTAGTAATTGTTTCATAGCAGTATTTGAAGCTGTAAATTCTGAAGAGCAGAAGATCTTTGTGGTTCATGAGAGCCAGAATGATATCCTAGAACTAGTAGAGTTTCTCCAAGAGAATATTAGTTCTGAAGAATGGCATGTTAGTTTTAATGGTCTTGGGTTTGACAGTCAGATTACTGAGTATATCCTAAGAAACAAAGACTCTGTTATTCATAACACAGGAGAGACAATTGCTAAATGGATTTATGGTAAAGCACAGAATGTAATTGAGAAACATAATTCAGGAGAGTTCTTAGAGTTTAGTCCAAGAGATCTACAAATTAACCAGGTAGATGTATTCAAACTAAACCACTGGGATAATAATGCTAAGAAGAGTTCACTCAAATGGATTCAGTATACAATGGATTGGAAAAATATTATTGACATGCCAATCCGTCACACTGAACATATTACAGTAGAACAGATTCCTGAGATTATTAAATATTGTATTAATGATGTTAAGTCTACTAAACAGATTATGCAGCTCAGCAAAGAGCAGATTAATCTTAGAAGAAACTTGACAGCAGAGTATGGTATTAATCTCTATTCTGCATCTGAACCAAGAATTTCTAAAGAGTTATTCTTACATTTCTTGAGTCAGAAACTTGAGGTAAAGAAATGGGATCTCAGACAAGCACGGACACATAGAGCTAGGATTACAGTCAAAGATATTATTCTACCTTATATTGAATTTAAAACTGCAACATTTCAAAATCTTCTAAAGAAGTTCCAGGAAGTAGTTATCTATCCTGGAGAGACTAAAGGAGGTTTTAAATATTCAGTACAGTATAAGGGAGTTAAGACTGACTATGGTCTTGGTGGTATTCATGGTGCTAGATCTACTAAGGTCTATGAAGCTAATGATGATATGGTAATTATGACATCTGATGTTACTAGTTTCTATCCTAACTTAGCTATTAGAAATAAGTGGGCTCCAGCACATTTACCACAAGAAGAATTCTGTGACTTGTATGAGTGGTTCTTTGAAGAGAGAAAGAAGATTCCTAAGAAAGACCCCAAGAATTATGTATATAAGATTATTCTTAATTCAACCTATGGTTTGAGTAATGATGAGAATAGTTTCTTGTATGATCCTGAATTTACTATGAGGATTACTATTAATGGTCAGCTAAGTTTATCTATGTTGTATGAGATGATTTGTGAAGAGATTCCTAATGCAATTCCACTAATGCAAAATACAGATGGTCTTGAGACAATGATCCCAAGAGAATATGTAGATAAGTATATGGATATCTGCAAGAGATGGGAAGATATTACAAGTCTTCAATTAGAGCATGATAAGTATAGCAAGATCATTCTGGGTGATGTAAATAATTATATTGCTATTACAGAAGATGGTAAGTCTAAATGCAAGGGTAGGTTTGAATATGATAACCTGGCCCTACATAAGAACAAAAGTTTCTTAATTATTCCTAAAGCAATACATGCTTATTTTGTAGATGGTATTGAGCCTGAAAGTTATCTAGCTCAAAACCAAAACATATTTGATTATTGTGGTGGTGTAAAGATTAAAGGTGATTGGAGTTTCTATCAACATGCTATTGTTGATGGGGAACATTCAGTTACTCCTTTACAACATACTATAAGATATTTTGTATCTAATTCTGGTTCTAAAATTATTAAAGAAAATAATTCTGATGGAAGACAAATTCAGATAGAAGCCGGGAAATGGATGCAAACTGTTATGATTGACTATGAAGAGAAAGACTTTTCTGAATATGATATTAACTTCAAATACTATTTGGAGAATATCTATAAAGAAATAAGGTCTTTAGAACCTATTAATAACCAACTAAGTTTATTTTAAAATGCCAAAGAAAATCACGGAATGGACAAAAGCACAGTTAGTATCTGTGGATTTACCAACACATGGTGACACTTACACAGTAATTAGTCATCAATCTGTTATTGATTATGTATATACAGAACTTGCTAATGCAGGTTTTAAAGTAGTCTCTGAAACATACAGAGCAACTGCTGATGGACAAATTGCACATGGTATCCATGTGCTACAATATAATTCTGACCCTGAGTTATCTATGATGTTTGCTTGGACTAATAGTTACAACAAGCAAGTAAGATTTAAATGCGGGGTTGGTGCTTATGTAAACCAAGCGGGTACATTCATGGTACACGGAGATATGGGAAGCTGGTCCAGAAAACATACTGGTACAGCAGATGAAGAAACGATAGCAACAATTAAAGATCAACTTAAAGATGCTCAGATGTATTATGATCAGTTAAAGTCTGATAAAGATGCAATGAAAGAGATCAAGATGAACAAGAGAAAACAAGCTCAACTTCTTGGTATCTTATTTGCTGAATACCAGATTCTATCTACTGAGCAGGCTAGTATGGTAAGATCTGAAATGAGTAAACCTTCACATGTATTTGAAGACTCAAGTAGTCTATGGGCTTTTTATAATTATGTAACTACAGCACTCCAGGCTTCACATCCTAAAACTTGGATGGAAGACCAGAGAGTATTACATTACTTTATATCAAGTGTTAATAACTTTTCTGCAGCTTCAGTACCACAACCAGTTATAGAAGCTGAGGTAGATCCATTAACTGAAAATTATGGTCAACCAGAAAATCAGCTTAATATTTTGACTGAAATTGAGAGAACAGAAGCTGAGGAAACTTCATTAGAATTAGAACCAAAAACAGACCTTGAGAACCTTGAGATCCTTGAGGACCTTGAAATTGAAGAAAGTGCTAGTGAAGCTATAGAAGAAACAGTTATCTATACAGATCCAGTTGGAAACACATTTGAAGTTCCTGTTATTCCTGAAGTTCACAACAGTGACCCAGAGGATGAAGACTGGATGGATGATATCAGTGAGAATGTAGAACAAGAAAAAGAAGAATTTCAAATTGCTGAAGATCAAGAATGGACAGGAGAAAATGCACATAGTGCATCTTTAGAGCCTACTCCAGAAAATCATACACAATTTGAGAAAGAAATGGAAGATGATTTTGCATTTAATTTCTCAGATGATGAGGATGATGATGCAGCATTCTTCTAAGATCCTGTAAAAGGGTAAACAATAATACACAAAAGAGAGGGGGGTGGCTTTTTAGTCATCCCCTTTTTTTTTAACTTTGTTTTATGGCAACTCTAGAAGAACAAATAGAACAATTAAAAGCAAAGCTGTCTGGTGATATGTTCCAGGACTTAGAGCTTATGCAGCAGATTTATGAACTTAAGAAACAACTTAATCCTAAGATTGAATCTAATCCAGAATTAGATGATGATGATGGATGTTTATATTGTGGAAGTTAGTATGAGAGAACAATTGAAAGCTGTGGAAACATTCCACAATGCCTTTGGGCAAGAGAATGGTAAGTACCCAAGACCATTAGAAGAACATGAATTTAATCTCAGACACTCTTTAATGAAAGAAGAGAATGATGAATATCTAGAAGCATGTCATAAGAACTCATTAGTAGAAATAGCTGATGCACTTGGTGATCAGTTATATATTCTATGTGGTACAATCCTTAAACATGGTATGCAACATGTTATAGAAGATGTATTTAATGAGATACAAGCAAGTAATATGAGTAAGTTAGGAGAAGATGGTAAACCCATTCTTCGTGAAGATGGAAAAATTTTGAAGGGACCTGGTTATTTTAGACCAGATCTTAGTAAATTTATAGAAATCAAATAGTTATGTTTAATATTAATCCAAACCAAAGTAAGAGATTCTTTGTAGTAGATGACTTCTATGAAGATCCTATGGCTGTAAGAGAACATGCATTAGCTCAGACATACTTTCCAGGAGAAGGGGCTGTGGGTGAAAGAACCCGTCAGCAGTTTTTATTTGAAGGTCTTAAGGAAAGATTTGAAGAGATTATGCAGATAAAGATTGCAGACCATACAGATGATGGTTATGGATGGTATGATGTAGGTATTAACGGTAGATATCAGAGTTGCATTGGTGGTGTACCACAAGTATTCCACTGTGATGCACAACAATGGGCTGCTGTTATATATCTAACTCCAGATGCTCCACCTCAATCAGGGACTAGTTTCTACAGAAATAAGAAATCAAAAGTGTTTCATAATTCTCAGATAGATTGGTCAGTGGGTGAGAATGGTAATGCATTTTCTAAAGATACATTTCTAGATCCCACTCCATTTGAGAGACAGGATACAGTAGGTAATGTATTCAATAGACTAGTTATTTTTGATGGTGGTTTAATCCACTCAGGTAATGATTACTTTGGTCACAACAGAGAAACAGGAAGACTGTTTCAAATATTCTTTTTTAATCAATGGAATTCTTAAATTCTCATCCCATTAAGAAGTCAGATCTTGGCTTCCACGGTAATCTCTTTGGAGGTAAATTATTAGCATGGATTGATGCAGCTGCTGCAGGTTATGCTATGCAGTTATGTGATACACCTAGAATGGTCACAGTAAGTATTGATAAATGTAACTTTGAAAAACCTGCAAGAGAGAGTCAGTTACTTAAAATATATGGTAAACCTAGTAAAGTAGGTAATACTTCTGTCATGCTTTATATGGAAGCAAGGGCACACAATGTTTATACTGGAGTTCAGTCTCTAGTTTTAAAAACAAATATTACATTTGTACATATAGATGA